CTAAGAAAGCCCAACAAGCGGCTGAAAAGTTGACGAGTGCAGTGGAACGCATGGCCGATTTGTATCGGTCACTTACTTTACAAAGCCTACAAATTGACGGCAGTCAATACGAAATTGATAAACTAACTGCCAAAAATCAGTTTGAAGCTAACAATAAGAATATCCGTGATATCATCCGTTCTGTCTCAGGATTGAGCGGAGGCGTTACTGGTGAAGCCGTAAGCGTACTGGATGCAGCTAATGAGCAACTCGGTAAGGCGTATGAGTTAGGCGCAGATGGTACATGGGCAACAGATTGCGGTAAGTTATTCTCCGATTCGGTACTCCAAGCATTTGGTAAGGACGTACCTCGATATGTCCCATCTATCATGGATGCAGCTAGAGCTGCTGGCGCATGGCATGATGAGGGCGATGGATATGTCCCTAAAGCCGGCGATGGTGTGGTTGTACTTGGCGATAATCACATTGTTATTAGTGACGGAAACGGCGGATATACTGGCGCTAATTCAAGCACGGGTGTAATTGCTAAACCATCTGTTACAGGCGATTTTGGTGCTATTACAGGGTACGTAGACACTAGCTTATTAGCAGGTGCTACATCGGGCGCCACTGCTGATTCAGCCGGTAGTGCGGCAAACGCCAAGATGCTTGCTGAGTCTAACTTAACTGCTCAAGTTAGAGCCAAGAATGAAGAGTTGTATCAAAAGCGATTAGCTGAGGCACAACGAAATCAGGCTATCCGTGTTCGCAAGATGAACGAGGATATTAAGAAACTCGATCTTGAACGCACAGGTGACCGCTTGCAATTACTCAAAGCTGAAGCTGAATCACAAAAGGCGCAGATTGACGATAACGTCCGTGAGTATACAAAGGCTGTAGGTGATAAGGAACTTGCTGAAAAGAAAGCTCAGGCAGAGCGCTTAAAATTGGCATCTGATACTGAGCAAAAAATCAGAGAGTTAGCATACACTCAAACGAGTGAAACTGTTGACCACTTAACCAATATGGTCACTCTTGGTCGCTTATCTCGCAGTGATGCGGATGCACTGCTTGCTGAAGAGTTAAAGACCTATATTGACTATGCACGTAGTGAAGTTAATGAGGCCCAGTTAACAGCTACGCAAAGACTGCAGATTGAAAAGAACCTATTAGAGTCTCAACAGAAGCTATGGGAACTTGCAGGTCGCAGTCTAAAAACGAGCCTACAAGAAGCCGCACGCCAATATAAGCAAGAGACTACCAATTATGCAGATTTAGCAAAATCTACTTTTGACAGTACGATGAGCTCTATTAATTCTGCGTGGACAAATAATCTCGAGGCTATGGCAACAGGAACGAAATCATTTAGTAAAGGCATTAAGGACATATTCAAGGATATGACGAACGCCATTATTAAGATGATGATTCAGTTAACGTTCCAACAATATGTTATGCCTAAGTTGCAAGGATTATTTGGTGGCGCCGTTAGTGGTATTGGTTCCCTAGGTGCTGCAAAAGGAACATCATCCTTTGCTGGTGGTGGTTCGTTTAGTTCTGCATTTACAGGCAATCGATTTGCCGCCGGAGGAAAAACGAACCCGGGACTTATGTTGGTTGGTGAAAACGGACCGGAACTATTACAGTCCTCTGGATCCCATCGTATTTACACAGCAAGCGAAACCCGTAGATTGGTAGGTGGCGCTACAAGTAACAATGTAGTTGTTAACATTGTTAACCAGTCTGGCCAAGAACTTGAAAGTAAGCAACAGAACTCTCGATTTGATGGCGAGAACTATATCATCGATGTAATGGTTCGTGCAGCTAATACAAATAAAGGAGGTGTGCGAGACGCCATCAGGGCGGCCGCAACTTAATTATGGCTACATTTCCAGAAATACGATATCCAATATATCCAATCCAGGAAACTACACCGGACGTAACCTACAAAGGTCAAGTCGAGAATATGACGCTAATCACTCGTAAGAAAACAACTAAAACCCTGCGGACTTATTCCGTGGGGTACAAGTTGCCAACTGCTGAGTATCAACGATTGAAGGCATTCTTCGACGAGGTCAACTGCTCCGGTATTTTCGATTGGGTTCATCCGGAAACTCGTGAAACTCTTCACGTAAGATTCTCCGACCAGTTAGACTTTGAAGCGAATGACTACGGCGTTTGGACTGGTACTGTTAAATTACAGGAGGCTTGATATGTTACCGTTATCAACCGCATCAATGATCGAGAAGAACCAAATATCGGCTACAGGTGTGTGGCTCATGTTGTTAGATATTACTTACAACAAAGAAACGGTCCGACTTGTCAATAATACGGAGAATATCCAATGGAAAGGAAATACATATATAGCCTTTCCTTTCCATTTAGCAGATGTCAATAAGAACCAAACGGATTTACCAAATGTGAAATTATCGGTATCTAATGTGACTCGGACTATCCAACGTATGTCCGAAACTAACAAAGGATTCACAGGTGCGGATGTCATTATCCGAATTGTAAATACGTCAATTCCAGATGTATGCGAGCTAGAAGAGCATTTTGTAATTACCGGCGCACAAGCTAACGCGGAGTGGATGGAGTTTACTCTTGGGACAGACTTCAGCTTTAATCGACGTTTTCCGTTGATCCGCGTTATGAAAGATTTCTGTCCGTTCAAATTCAAAGGTATTCAATGCGGATATAAGGGCGATGCTGGCGAATGTAATAAGACACTAGCACGGTGCCGAGAACTCGGCAATAGTACAAGGTTCGGCGGAGAACCTACTATCCCGCAAGGGGGACTTTATGCATCCAACAAATGATTTTACTGATTTATTAGGCGCGCCTTTTGAACAGATGAAATGCTGGGAATTGGTGGCGGAGGTATATAGGCGTTCTGGTATTGAACTGCCCAATTATACCGACGTACAGATGGGCGATTGGCAAGAAATTCGTGAACCTGGCGAAATGAACGTTCTTGTATTTGCGCTGTACGGAAAGGAACTCGATCATGTAGGGGTTTATATAGGCGGCGGAAACTTCATCCACGCAACGCAGAAATCAGGAGTGTGTATTGAACACATCTCAAAATACGTGCCTCGGTTAAGGCATATATACAGGTGGAAAGGAGACACGAATGGTTAATGTAATCATCGTCAAGAATCCGTTTAAACCGGAACAACATGAAACTCAATATATGCCGTTTAAGAAAGGTAAACCGGTAAGCCATTATCATAAGATGCCTGGTGAATGGGTGTATTCGATTAACGGTCACGAGGTAACCCCTGATACACCTGTTAATGATGACGACTATATCGTGGCTATGCCTAAAATTGAAGGTAAGTTCTTCGGTGTATTACTATCAATCGGTATGGCTGTATTTACAGGCGGTATCGCATCCGGTGCTATATTTGGTATCCAAAGTCTAATCTGGCGAACAGTCCTATCAATGGCGGTAGGTATGATTGGGAACGCTGTTATATCTAAATTGACAGCGCCTAAAGTCGACCGGTCTAATTCTGAGCAGTCCACCACTTATGGATGGGGTGGCACTAAGACTGTAACCGGACAAGGATATCCGCTCGCCGTGACTTATGGCCGTATGAAGTCAGCAGGTATGCTATTATCTCGTCACGTAATCAGTGATGGGGATAAGCAGTATCTCAACTTGTTATATTGTGCCGGTGAGGGCGAGCTATCTAAGATTGAGGATATTCGTATTAACTCTAACCCAATCTCTAATTATAAAGACGTGCAAGTCGATATCAGACTAGGCACGAATGATCAATCTGTCATTCCTAACTTCAATGATAATTTTGCGGACCAGGGTTTAAACTATGAACTCAAAAGCGACTGGAGCGTACAACAGGTACAGGGCGACGCTTGCGATGCTATTGAGCTAACAATCGGATTCCCTAACGGGTTGTATTACTCTAACGATAGTGGAGGCATGGATAAAACCTCTGTTACTGTTGATGCTGAAATTCGTAAGGTAGGAACGCAAGAATGGCAAACTTTGCCGTTAGCCAACAATAAAGGTCTATCTGGCCACATTAAGAAGAAACCGAAACAATGGTTCTTCATCGATAAATCTAACCGAGACATAGCTAACTCAAATTATGCAGGCCATATTTGGGAAGCTACGAACTCTGCGTTTTATCGTGTGTTCAGATTTGATAATCTCGAGAAAGCAAAATATGAAGTTCGTATGCGTTGTTCCGGTAAAGATGGCACGAGCTTACGTCACGTTAATAAGGTGTACTGGACTCAGTTAACACAGATTATCTATGACGATTTCGTGCATCCTGGTAAAGCACTTATAGGGATTAAGGCTTTGGCCACATCCCAGTTAAGTGGCTCTGATCCAGATGTGTCCTGGATTCAGGAACGTAGTAAAGTATGGGTATTTAATCCGTACAATAATCAGTATGAAGAAAAGCCGGCCGATAATCCGGCATGGGCATCATATGACCTGTTGCATATATGCCGTAAGATTGGCGGTGAATATGCAGTGTTTGGACAACCATATGGACGTATCGATTACGATGCGTTTAATGCTTGGGCTGAAAAGTGTACGTTAAACAAGTTCACGTTTAACTACATCTTTGACACAGCTACTCGCCTATGGGATGCACTCAAGTATCCTGAAGCAGTAGGACGAGGTAAAGTCATTCCTGCAGGAACACGATTCACCTGCGTGAGTGATTATCAATCCTCTCCGGTACAACTATTTACGGTAGCTAACATTAAATATGGCAGTTTTACCGAAGAGTTCCAGGGTGTAGAGGCCAGGGCTAACTCGATTGAGCTATCCTTTATTAACAAGGATAAGGATTATGAACGTGATGTGATTCCGGTGTACGGTGATACATACGACGAATCTAACTCACTTACCAATCCTGCTCAAATTGAGCTCATGGGGTGTACTAGTTTAGAACAGGCCTATCGACACGGTAAGCATTATCTTAGATGTAATAAGTACGAAATTCGGACTGTTACGTTCGAGGCTTTCACCGATGCAATCGCTTGTACAGTAGGTGATATTATCCTCGTGCAACATGACGTCCCTGAATGGGGCGAAGGTGGTCGAGTTGTTGCCGTTAACGGTCAAACGATCACTCTTGATAAGGAAGTCTCAACGCAACCAGGAAAGCGATACCAGTTATTGGTGCGTAGCAATACGACTGATGCAGTATCAACGTATAACGTCGTTAATGTATCAGGCTTGAATGTTATTGTTAGTGAAACTATACCAGTACAGAAGGACTGCATATATGCGTTCGGTGAGATTTCAAAAGCGGCCAAACCGTTTAGAGTTCTTGCCATTACTGAAGGTCATTCTGAAATGACTCGCAAAATACAATGTATGGAATACTACCCTGAATTGTACGCAGCAGATGACGGGCACATTCCGACAATCAATTACGCTAATCACAGCGCCTCTGACATCCAGGATATCGGACTCGTGAGCGACGTGTATGGTGCAAATGGTATTATGTATTCTCGTATCGCCGTAACATGGCAATTACCTCGAGACGGGAAAGTGACAAACGTAGTCGTGAATTTCCGCAATACGAAAAGTGATACATGGACATATGTTGGGAATTTCCCATCTTCAGCAAACGGCACTACGATTACAGATATATTGTTAGGTGCCAATTACGAGGTGCGTGTACAGGCTATTAACGATTTAGGGCAGCTTACTACTGGTATTACTAAATCGATTAATATACCTAAAATGCAAGCACCTGAGGATGTGCAAAATTTGCACGTACTCAGTCGATACAATCAGACTGCAGACAAAAGCGTGTATTACGATTTACAAGTACTATTCGATCCGCCTGCTAATCCGGCTAACTTCGATGTAGCTGAGGTATGGTATATGCTAACCGCTAAAAGTGGTAAGCCGATATCTGGCCAAGAATGGCAATATGCTGGTAGCAGCACAAGCCAAGTGATCATTAAGGCGTTAGGCCCGGGCGAGACATATCGAATCAAAGCCGTATCTGTTGACCGATTTGGCAACAGGGCAGAAACGGCTCAAATGGTAGATGTAGAAGTCAAACCTATGGACGCTATTCCTGATATGCCTAAGAACTTCACGGTTTCCTTTGACCGTGAGGCGAAAGCGAAATGGGATGAAGTTCTTAACGCTGATGTGGATTACTACGAACTACGTACTGACAATAATCCAGGCAATGACTCTACGGCGTTATTGGCAAGGGTAAAGGGTACTACCGCAACGCTCACGTTAACTAAACGTGCGGACACGGTATATCTATTTGCTAAGAGTACACTTGGTAAGTATTCAACACCGGCTCGATATGATTACAACTTGCCGCAACTCGACAAGCCTGGAGTAGTGGCCAAGAGTACGATCAATGGCATTAATCTATACTTCTCGGTTAAACCGGCTCAGGCCTATGCTATTCGATGCCACGTTGTTGGTGATACCAGGACAGACGATTTAGAAACAACAAGCACCATGCTTACGTATTCCAATGAACCAGGAATTTACACAGTACGATGCGCGTTCGTCGATGTTTTTGGGGAGGGTAAATTCGATGAGCAAATGGTGACAATTAAGGCTACCATTCCTAAGGAAATGTTAGACCGAGAGTCGCTAGGGCTAGCCGAGTTTGATAAGCGTGTTAATGAGCTGAGTGCGGAATTTAATAAAATATCCGAAGAGTATAGTGTTACAGTTAAAAATCTACAAAAAGACGTAGAAACAAAAATATCTCAACTCGATAATGGTATTGAGCTTAAAATTACAAAAGGTCTTAAAGCATTAGATGGGAATGCTATTCTATCAAGAATAAACCTTTATGAAGGTGGCGTTAAGATTGATGGTAAATTAATTCATATTACTGGCGATACTCTTATAGATGGAAATATCATCACAAATAGGATGATACAGGCGAGTTCAATATCTGCTGATAAATTGAAAGTGGATAGTTTATCTGCTTTATCTGCATATATCGGTGGCACGCTTAGAGGCGGTAAATTGATTGGTACGGAAATTGAAAACGAGTCAGGCACCTTTAAAGTAGATGCGCAAGGTAATATCAAAGGCGCCAATATCACTGGCTCACGAATTGATGCTAATAGCGTCTATGCTGAAGGGCAGCAGTTAAAGCCTTCATTCGTAAAACGGATGGATGTTACCAGTGGTGACAGGATTGAAATACCACCTGGATACTCATGGGATAAGACTTTGATTTTCTTACGTTGGATATCTGATCCAACGGAGCAAGGCAAGTATGAATATTCTGGTACGTATATGTCTAGTAACGAAATCAATGCAATCCAACAAATTGCTCAAGAGCGGTTTAAGATGACACTCAATATGAGAGACCGCTGGAGCATGAATGGTTTCGGTGGCGATTTGTTGAAAGGCAATGTTGACGGTAGTAACGAGAATATTGTGTCTAGAAATGGTGGAAGATTCATATCGTTCAATCAAGGCCGACCGGTATACGGTGTAGTTCAATATTCAGGTATAGTCGATAATCCGCCGCCAGTATTTAGGGTTACAACAAGTGACGGTCCTGGCGTTAAAAATAAACCTGCTGAAATTTACGGATTAGGGATAACCGAAAAAGGTTATTTCTATTACGGTAAACTATCAGCTCGTCAAGGCGGCTGGGGTCGTGCAGGAATTACGATAATGTCGTTCTGGTAATGAGGAGGTGCATATATGAAGGAATACGATTTTGATTTACATGTAGGGCAAGACTACGGACTGACTTACATTATCGAAGGCGGTGAGTCCTATGATGGATATACTGCCATCATGAAAGTTAGGCGAAAGCCTGACACAAATGAGGTGTTATCCGTTAATGGAGTGATAGAGAATAACCGTATCACATTCCGGATTAACGGTAATGACACAGTTAGTAAGGTGGACGCTAAAGGAATTCATCAATATGATGCGTTCATTTACAACGATGAACATAGCTTAAAATTAGGGTTCGGCGAAGTTAATATCATTCAAGATATTGCACGCCATTAATGAAAGGGGATTATATCATGGCAGAGGAATTAAACGTTAATGTAACAGGATTTAATTTACCACCACTCAAAGTAGAGGGGACATTTACTGTGCCCGCTATTAATATATTAGGTCAAAATGGTAAAAGTGCATATGAAATATGGTTAGAAGCAGGAAATACTGGAACAAAAGACGACTTCCTTAACTCCTTAAAAGGCACTAATGGTAGCCCAGGGTTGCCTGGTAAAGACGCAACAGTTGATGGTGCTTATGAAATGCTTTTAGGTCTAAATGTATATTGCGAAAACGCAACTCCTAATGAAGTATTAAAAGGTCTTATTCGTGGTTTAGGCGATGTCATTAAAAAGCAACCTAAGCCATTTAACTTCAAACGACCTACACAAGGGCAAACCTATATCAGTGTATCTGGAACACCATACTTCAGAGCAGCATTGCTTGGTCGAGGATTTGCTGCAGCAGTTAGCCTGGGCGAAAATGGCGTTGCCCAAATTCCTTTAGATGAACCATTTAATACTAAAGATGTTGAGCTAGAATACTTCAACATGTTAGGAAATATTGTAGGAACATATCGTGTATCTGGCTATGCATCCGGCGAGGTTACAGGCCCTGATTTTGGGGCATTTATTAAAGATATTCCATTAACAACTTCGTCTTATGGCGTTACTGTCGCAGGCATCGGAAAAGTTTACGAAAAGGGAGTTAAAGTTATTCCGACTACTTTAGAATCAACTAACAAGTTCCATTTAGAGGATATGTTCAAAGACATGACCGAAAGAATTTGTGAATATAAAAAAGTTGAATTTGTAGAACTTGATTTAACACAATTGCCAAACAATCCCGCTAAAGGTGGTAACATCCCAGAAGTGTGCAAGAATTTAAGTGAATTGGTTAATAGCGGTAACAATACAATTGTTAAGGTTAATCGTGGTCAGGTAATTACTGTTTCTGAAGACCCAATGACACCAAATCAAACAGGGGTGGCCACATCAATTAAGTTTACTGGTATCGGTAATAAGAAAATCCAATTCAACGGCTCTGAACTTATCACTATGGAACGAGACGCTAAATATGAATATGTGTTTGCTACAGACACAATTAATAAAGTAGGTTAATTTCTTATAGGATAAGAAAGGAGTTCATGAATGGACGAAATCAGAATACTTCTGATGGATGTAGGCATTCCGGCATACTTTGCGGATATTGGATTCTGGGTAACCCTGTTAGGGGTTATCTGGGCCGCCCTTAGGGGTTCGTTCAGGGCGATGGTGTGGTTCTTAGAACACACCTCGCTAGTCGCTGTTAAGCAAGAATTAGATGACCATTTGGCTCGACGCATGGATAAGCAGCGTAAGGACTATGACGATAAGTTATCCGATGCTATCAATAGTATCGCTGACTTAACAAAAAGTAATCAGGAAATATTAAAGCAGTTGGTCAAGCTGGAAGAACGAGATGCTGCGAAGTTTCATAGGCTTAACAACCTAGAAACTACAGTTCAAAGTCTGAGTACTGAACTGATGCATATCCAAGTTTTAAACAATATGCCGATAGGAAGAAGTATCACTCTTAACACGGACGATATAGGAGGGGACTGATAATGAAATATCAAATCATGAACCGACTGAAATCAGCATATGGTGCTGTTCGTGTTGCTAACATTAGACCTACTGGAGTACTAGCGACACGGATTCTAGTACTTGTTATGCTAATTCCTATTTGGCTAGTCATAACAGAGTATGTTATGGCATTTGCTAGGGGCTATGTATCAAGTGAAACTAATAAGCTGATTGATGTTGGGCTCAATATTATTGACCACATATTCATTCCTAGTGTATTGACAGCCGTAGTAGGCTTCCTAGGCCTTTGGTTGGATAGAAACAATAATGGCGTCCCTGATAAATTAGAAGGAGGTAGTAGTAATGACGAAAATATTTATAAATCCAGGTCATGATATTGACCTGGACTCTGGAGCAGTAAATCCTAACACAGGACGTCGTGAATGCGACGTTGCTCGTGATGCGGGTAAGTTATTAGCTTGTTATTTACAAACAGCAGGATGTGAAGTTAGAACTTTACAGAATGATGACCTAGGTCTTGTATGTGAAACATCTAACGAATGGGGAGCGGATATATTCGTATCACTCCACTGCAATGCTTTTAACACTCAAGCTCGTGGCACTGAAACATTGTACAAGTCTTTCAACGGCCAACAATTAGCGAAAGACATCCAATCGCAAATCATTCGCAGCATTAATACCGTGGATCGCGGCGTTAAGGAACGTCAAGATTTATGGGTGCTAAATGGTACGGACGCAACAGCCGTGTTAGTTGAAATGGCATTCATTGATAATGATGAAGACCTAGCACTACTTAATAATGATCTTGATGCCATAGTGCGCGCTATCGCAAGGGGCATTACGGATTATGCAACAGGAGGGGTATGATGTATGACAAAGTCAAAATATTACTTAATCACCCTACTTACCGCTATATTATTATCGGTGGTATTGGGCTCGTCATCTGTCTTTGCCTCGGATACATCTTCTACCAGCCAAGCGGAGCTGGAACCGACTATCAGCGTGCCCGTGAGTCAGTGGAACGAATTGAAAAGCAACAACGCGAAAGCGTTGAGCTTAATCGAAGCATCCAGCGTTCCATTGACAGAAGCACAGACTATAGCCGTGAAGCAGCGACAAGAATTGAACGAAGCTCACAATACAATCAACAAATTGGAGAACGAATTAATGCAAGCCAAACTTCAATCAATGAAGCAAGAAATTGTCTTGTCCGAAATGCAGAACTCTTTGACAGAGTTGAAAGGGCAAATCGACAACGACAAGAGAACAATCAAACGCTTACGGATGCAACGCAACCTATCCCAAATACTGGGAGCGGGTGCGATAATTGGAGTAGTAATTCATCGTTGACTGAGAGGTGATCCATACATCTCCTGAGCATGAGCAGGTGGACTCATGGATTGACTGTAATAATATAAAAGACCTTACCAGGATATAACTTGGTAAGGTCTTTTTTTGTGTAAAAAATTTTAAAAAAGTACTTGCAAATACATCGAATACGATGTATAATAAAGACAAAGATAAGGGAGTTATTAAAAGGAGCACCTATCATGAGCAAGTATGGCGAATTCATTAAAAGCGTAAAAGAATCTCAATTGACTAAATTCTTTGGAGAAGTGAAGCATACTTCTAATAAGTACTTTAAATTTAATCATGTTATTAGCGACGATGAAATCATTATCGTAACTAACAATGTGAAATTCGTTAAAGGTAATCCAGTTCTAGTGATCGATAATAACAAAGTTGTATACCTAAAGGAATGGAATGTTGCAGAGGTTCGCAACTATAATAAAGACCTTTACGCATTTGCAGTTAAATTAAACCGTAAATACTGGAAGGAATATACTTTCAAAAATGATTTTGATGATATGTGTTTCGAGCAAGCTGACACATTTGATAGCTTGAAAGCAGTAGCAGAAATGCAAAATGATACTGAAATTGCATTAGGTTGGGGTAAATAAGGAGGTACTTATGAAGTTCGAGGATATAATGACTGCCGCTGAAGCAGCGGAGCGCTGGAAAATCAGTCCTGTTACAGTAAAGCAGGCGTGCTCTGGTCAACGGAATACGCCACCTAGATTTACTCAAAATGAATGCCGAAAGGCTAAAGGAACATGGTTAGTAACACGTCAAGGAATGGAACGATTGTATGGGGAGGAACCTAAAATGTTAAAAGTATATAGCTTAAATGCAAAGAAACCTTGGTTCATGGGAACCGCAGAAACATATAAGGAAGCATGGGACATGATATATGAGCGTGAGATGCGCCAATCTCCTTGCATTGGCAAGTGGGACAAGGCCGCATGGGATGAAGGCGATATGGAAGAAGAATTTCCTGATTTCGTATGGCCGGAAGGTGTTGATTACGTTTGGACGGCTGACTGGATAGCTGAAGTCATTCTCGATCCGAAAGAATACAACGAAGAAGGTGTAAGAGGTCTTATCGACGATTTGATGCTATCTTACAAAATTGAAGAAGTTTAGTTATTTTATAAAAGACCTTACTAGGTTGTATCCATAGTAAGGTCTTTTTTTGCTTATAAATAGTAATTGCAGATAAAATAAAATTATGGTGTAATTAGGGTAATAATAGGAGGTGGGAGTAATGCTGAAAGTGTTTAACAAGGACCCTCATTTCATGAGGGATGCGGTAAAAGTAGACAACTATGCCGCTGCATGGGATATAATATGCTCCATGCAACAGAAGCTAGGGAAAGGCATACTTCTTGTTGGCAGAGAAACATGGGAGGACCTTAGATTGGCTGAACATTTCCCAAATTTTGTTTGGACGGAGGATGTAAAAGCGGTCTATATTAATAGTGATAAAACCTTACTAATTCCTGCTCCGTCAAAGTATAATCGCGCCAACGTCTTAAAGCTCATTAGGTCCTTTGGACTTCACTATTCTATTAGAGAAATATAGATTTGAATGCTTTAAAATTCGTTTAAAACTAAAACGGTTGCTTAACCGTTGCTCAACCTAAAATGCATAAAATCCAGTAATTACGAGGATAAATGATACTTTTAAATAATTTCCGCTGAGTAATCACAAATAAAACACGCCCCTCATTGAGGGGCTTTTTATTTTGCCTAAATTTGCGTAACT